TCCCAAACAAGTTCAGGAATAGCTTCAACCGCTGGAGTCTCTTGAGGGTGAAAACTTTCGCCTAAAACTTGCTTCATAAACGAGTCAGGGACTGTAACATTAGAAATATCCTTACCATCGGGGGTTAAATTGCTCCCTTGGCTAGGAGGTAATTGCTTACCTTGCTTAATGTTACCTACCTGCTCGTTAATAAGCTTCTCAGCGAAGTCGCCAATACTATTCATGACTACTCTTCCTCAGATGCGGGAAAAAGAAGCTCTTGAATAGTTTCGTCGATAACGGTTTCAATGTCCTCATCACCTTCTTGTAGTTGGCTTAAACGGTCAACAAGACCAACCACCACATTCAGGTGTTCAAGGAGTGATTCTTCGTCAATTTCTTCGTCAAGTTGAGAAACGCAAAGGGGGCAAACATGAACAGCCTCTTCTTGTAATTCCTCTTCCTTGCCTTCTCGGCTTTCCGTATCATCTTTTACAGCTTTAGCAGCTTCTTCAACAACACCCTCGGTAAGGGTAATACCAGCCTTGCCCCAGGAAGCACTTTCAAGAAGTTGCTTGCGAAGCTCGTCACTTAATTTCATATGATCCATTTTTATAATCTCGTAATTATGGTTAAGATTTTCATCTCTACACTTATCTAGCCTACACGACTAAATTGTTTAGTTTTATTTTAAAATTTGTTGTTATCTTGTTGTGCGAGTAGGCACAGATCCCCTCGTTGCGCCACCAGTGGTAGTAGGAGGAATAACAACCTCTCCTCCCCGTGTACTTTTGATAGAGCTAAATACATCATTAGGAGCCCCAGGTTTCCTTCGGGATAATAAAGTATCTCTAAAAGAAATGTCATTACTAGACCGCGCTACAGGGGGTATAACTCTAATCCCCTCTATTAAACCATTTCGAATAGCGTCTCGGATACCTGTAAAATTTTCTAGTCTTGAAAGCCTATTAAATTCGCTCAAGTAAAGTCTACTAAATACATCAAATTCTGTAATTGATTTCACTCTTCCTACTTCTGTCACAAAATAGTTTGTAGCTAATTCAGTAATAATCTCTTTTACTAAACGAAAGCCTGTCTTCTTTCGTGTTCTAGTATAAGTATCAGCCGCTACATAATTCGATCCATCTCTATACCCAGTAGTAAAAACCGTATCCGTAGGTATAACTTGTGTTATCCTGGTCTGAGTATTCTTATTCCCCAAGACATCCACAGCGGCTTTGCCATCGGTCATAACCCTAACAAATTTATTAGTTTGGTCCCTACTGAACTCAGGAACAATTGTCGAGCTACATCGTAACTTTCTTGTTGTAGATCCGTCAGAGCCAATCGAATAAAGTTCAGACTTGCCATTAAACAGATTGTAATCACTCCTATTGGTAGGGTAAATTAAGATATAGGGGGCTATCTGTCGAGTTAGTAATGGAATAGTTTTGTTTCCTTTAGGAGAATCAAACAAAATATCTGTTTGTCTAATAGTTAAATTTCCTACTACATCTAAGTAATCAAATATTAAATCCTCGTCATCAAGCATAAACACTTTATGGTTTGCTTTATATTTTATAAATTCATTAAAAGCTACAAGATCAGAGTTGAGTTGGGTAGGCACTAAATCGTATTGAGTTGTGGAATCTTTAAGCAGCAAGGATCCTGTAGGGCTAGGAATGGTATTAATAGAACTTAGAACAGCACTTAGTACATAAAAATTCTGGCGAGGGGCTGATAAAGAATAATCAAACTCAATACCCGACAAACTTGGTGAAGCATTAACCTCAAGAGTTCTCCCTGTATCTCCTCCTAACAAACTTAGAGTTTGTTGTCTAATTTTTTCAGGTAGTATGAATGCATGATCTAGCTCTGAGTTAGTAAAAAGTCTTTGGGTTACTCCACTTATATTGATGTTTACATAGTTACCGTCTTGGATTTTCAGATCTCTTCCTGTCATAAAGGTATTGTCATCCCTAACATAAAGCTTTTCAGAAACTCCTGCGATCCGTATCGGAATAGATTGATCAATATCAGTAGCTAAAGTCTTCCAGTTAGGAAGAATATTTGTCATTCTTCCATCTGTCTTACTTGGATCTAACGTAAATTTATTTTTATCAATTAAAGTCATTGCGGCGACTTCATTAACAATAGTACTACTGCTCTTCTTTATCACAAAAGGAACACGATCTTTACTGCTTTTAGCTAATTTTTGCAGACTCCTTAATGTAACATCAGCTATACTTCCATCTAAAATACGAGTGCCAATCATATTATATATTTGGATTCGTGTTATATTAGTCCCATCGTAATTGCGGATTTCAGTAAATAATTGTTTTACTTCATCACTTAAACTGAAATAAACTGATTCGGGGGTTACTCCCGCTGACCTAGTACTGTCCCAGCTACCCCCATTTATACGATTCTTTAATATGTAAGATACATCACTATCAATTGTATCAGCGAAAATCTCAGTATAAATTGTTTCATTAATAACTTCTGTAGGAGCTTGAGCAGTTGTTATGAAAGCTATATCTGGCGCTTGCAACCCAGTAGGGTTTCTGTTAAGAATATTAGAAGCAATTGCAGGGTTGGTAAGATCAAGAAGTCCCGTCGATGCTGCATTGCCAAATATAGCTGCTTCTGTTGAGTTTAAGCTTCGTTCTGTATCAAGAGTGCATTGTTTCCACGTTACTACCTTGTCCGCGCACGTTTTACCAGAACAGTTGGCGAGGGTAAATCCTTCCAAGCTTTGTTGTGGCTTACACGTTCCTCCTCCTCCTCTTATAACAGGATTGTAGTCACTATACTTATCGGCATAAGCTGCTACCCTATCAGGAGGCTTTTCGATTAGTGATTTACACTCTCCTTCAAAGATGACTGTAAAATAGAGACAACCATCATCCCCTGTTACAGGTGCTTGCCATGGCCCTTTTTTATAAACGCAGTAGCACTTAGCTTTTTTGGCGCTGCCAGTAGTGGGGACGCCAGGATTGGTGGGGACGCCACTCCCATCACCACCGCCACCGCCACCACTTGGTGGAGTGAAAATAGTAGGACCGGGTCCAATTGGTATTGTGGGGGTCGCGCTGACGGGCGGCAAGGGTCTTTCTCGGGGTCTTACCTCGCCTGGAGGAGAAGGTGGATCACTTCCATCAGGACCGATTATGACTCCTCCTCCTTCATCAAATTCGGGTAAGTTTCCAGGACCCATCCCTGGGAGATAAGTCCCGCAGCCAAATGTAGGCACGGTGATAGGCATATCTTAAATGTCCTTTAATTTAATTTCAGGGTTAGTCCCGTTCAGATTTCCATGTAAGTAAGCAGCATCAGTATCAGGTATTCCTGTCATCTTCCACATCACGGTGGGATAAGTACATTTGCCTATTCTAGGGTTTCCAACATAACCTCCTGCGGGTCCATGTATGGACATAGCGTTAGTGTTAGAAGAAAGAAGATCACTAACGGGAACTACGAAGCCAGAGTATCTTCCTCCGTCTCTTTGAGATACCCCCTTAGTATTCGGACCAGGAAACCCAGGATTGGCATCGTTGGAATTAGTCTCGGCAGTGAAGGCAACATAAATAATAAAATAATTTGGACCCTTCTCAATCCAATGCCCAAAATAGGACCCTGCAAGATCGCGGCCTTTGTTATTTCCGTAGTATCCCGTTTCGCTTTGTGCCAAAGAATTAACCAGAGTTACATCCACGCTATAATCCATTAGCCAAATAGGTCTATCAAAGAAAATCTTCTTAGAGATGTAATGAAAATATACGTTCGAGTGTGCATTGCTTCCTTGTGCTTCTACATTATCAAACCTATCTAATTTTAATGGTTCGGTTCCATTCTTATTTAGACCGCCGAGGTTGGTACCTTCCCTGTTACTTGCAGCGACAATACTGTCATCCCCATTGTTATATTTACCCCAATTTTGTGACAGAAAGGTATTAATATAATCATTAGGGTGTTGCCCTTTTTCATCAAGATTTTGTTCAAAACACCATTGGGCTATATCCCAATCAGGGTAATTAGGAATTTCTACTAGGGAAGTTGGAATATCAGTTCCATAGGAGTATTTGCTTTGAACTTGCGCTTTAATATACTGAAGAGAGTCATTGTCAAGTGATTCATCCTCACCAAACTCTTTTCTCCAGAAATTAAATAAAGCTCCTTCTGGACCAAAATTATATCCCCCAAAAACATACCCAGCAGCTACGGTACTTATATTTCTTCCCCCCAACCCAGAGTTTATATTATCTACCTTCCCATTAAGGTGATCGTAAACACGTTTAAGCTCATAATCTAATTGGCCCTTACCTACAGCAGGGTTTGCTAGGGAGAGTTGTGGGAATGCCGCTCCAATACCTGCTCTCTCGTTATAAGCCAACTCAGCGGTTCTGAATAGAGGTCGAATATCAATAACATCTGTACTAAGAACTACTTGAGATCCATTCTGAACCCAAACATAAGCAACAGGAAGGATCGACTGTCCGACAAGCTCGAAAGCACTATCCGATAACTTCTCGGAAATAAGAGGAGCTAGGTTTATAAGATCATCGGGAGCGGGGAACGTACCTCTGACATCTTGTGCAATATCGTTGGCAGACGTAGAAGTAAATCCCATCTGTATATTCTTCTGGTCCCCTGGGTGAGCAAGAATTTTATTCTCAGAACCCATGTTCTCAATGTAATCTTGTTCAAAGTTGGTAGTCTCTTGATAATTAGTTTTAATACCTGCACCCCGAACAATACCTAATTGGGGCGTAGTGATGGCTTGCTTACCATCTGGTTTTAGAAGTAAGACACTGGCAGAATCAACGGGTTTACTATAAATGAAGACTAAATCAATTCTACTTTCTACACCCGTAACTGGTGTAGTAGTTCCATCAGAGTCGGTATAAGAAAAATCATCAGCATCGAAACCAGGAACTTCAATGGAGAGTTCATCAACAATATCTACAATAGCAATTCGAGAAACTCCTCGCCACTTCTTAATAAAATAACTCTCTGTTCTAGGTAACTTAGCCCAACCGTTGTTCGTATTACTAATCTCAAAGCTTGGTAAAGCATAATCGGCTGTGGTAGCTCCTTGGGATTTTGCCCAAATCAAAGCTTGAGAGATAACCATTGGGGAGTACGATGCTCCTCCTCCTGGAATGTTTACATCAGGACCCCCGTAACTCATAGTTTTGCCATCTACCAACTTAATTCCATCATTATCAATAGGAGTATTTGAATTAATAATAGGCCAAGTAAAACATCTTTCAACTAAGCCTGTCATCCCCATAGCTTCTGAGGCTACAGCAGTTTTAAAAGTATCTAATGCCCCTTGAAGGATGGCGTTTTTCCCAGTTTTATAGAGTCCTGTAAAACCCGCTGGGTTTGGTAGAGTCGTAGACCAAGCATCAACCTCCCCAAGAGCGTCTCCCATAACTTTTTCTAAGTAAGCTAGGGGCTTCTTAGTACTAGCATCATTAATTCTAGCAGAGTATCTTCCTGGTTTAACTCTAATTACACGATCAGCCCCTGTAGCATACGGTCTAAGCTCATCTATATCGGCTCGCTTTACTCCAGTTAACTTTGTATCATTCCTAACCTGATCCCGAAGCCAGTTACAGTTCTCTTGAAGCTGCTTGAGAGGAATGTTATCCACTTCAAAGTAATAAGGATCATTAGCTTTGAAAAATCTGATCGGATCAGTAAACCGATAATTACTATCTTCATATATTTTTTCTGACATTAGTTATCCCTCGAAAGATCGAAAATTGTAGCAGACTTGAAGCCCACTCCTCCAGAAGTATCACCAACATACGCTTCTGAGGTTCTATTATTAGCAGCATCAGATTTAGATGAGTATATGGTAACTTTTTTAGGTCTTCCTGCTAATCCTACACTAGCATTTCTAGCATTGGCAAAAGTATAGGAAGCTGATTCATCCATTATACATTGTGTTGGGTTATCTTCAACGAATTCATTGCAATAGTAGAACCCCGAAGTCCATAATTGATTAGGGATCCCATCCCCAATAGAATCGTAACTTAATTTAACAAGGTCGGGGTAAGTTCCGCTGAGGTTTGATCCATCAGTTTGGACAAGTGCGGAGAGTGGAGCAGAACAATTATATCCTTGAGCGAAGGTTTGATAAGCAGGACCAACAGTTCCACTAAAATTCGCACCATGAGGATAGGCTCCATGATAAAAACCACTTAAATCACTCTGAAGAGCCCGTGCAGAAGGTTTAGGGCTCCAATAAATCCTAAATACTCCTTGGTTATCGCTTGTATGTGGAGTAGATCCCCAATTATAAGTAGTATCTCCACTAACATTAATTCCTGCGTAAGATAAAATTTGTGCGGTATCGTCATTAATACTTCCTGAAACAGGGTAGAATGCATCAAAAGGATTATTTACTGTAACTCCAGATGGAATCACCCAAACAGAGCTTCCTGCTCCGAAGGCATCAAGAACACTTAAGCTTGCCGTATCGGGGGTTCTAAGAGGGGCTCCATATGCAGGAGCGCCATCAGCTACGGTTCCATCAAAAGACGAAAGATAAATTCCACTAGGACCGTGATAATCAGTACTTCCAGGCCACATACCGCTTACAGATAAGAAGGATGCATTAAGCCTAGACGTATCAGCAATGTTCCAAATCATCAACTTATCACAATCAGTCCCACTGGTAGTATAATAAAGTCCATCCAAGGGAGTAGCATTAGTTCCGATTGGGAAGTGAACGTTCTTGACATTTACTACACTGTCTTCAGTAGCTCGTAAGCACACTCCACCTTGAGTAAGGTTACTAATATTAGCAGCGTTTAGCGGAGTGCCAATAATAGTTTGAGTAGCAAAGAATCTATTTATTCCTGTAGTTGCGGTGAAGATAGGAAAATCAGGGACTGTAAATCCAAGTCCAGCATTTAAATCGTCAAGATTAAAGTCATCCACCGCCGATGTATCCTGTGGGTTTGGGTAGAATTGAAGGGATCCAGAAGAGGTATAAGTACTAGTGTCAAAAGTATTAATAGGATAATCAAACCCTGCGTCCAAGTAAGCTGTTCCTGTAGAATCTCTACCCCAGTTAACGGGGAAAGCTCCAAGGTCGGCTATGTTAATAACCGAGTTTTTATTAGATACCAAACAAGCTCTTGTTGCGTGAAGTTCCACCGAAGTATGGTTTTCCCCAGACTCTAAATTAAAAGCACTAACTTCTAATCCGAAAGAGTCTTTAGTTCTAGGAGGTTCAATATTAAGAGTAGAGTTGTTTTCCACAAGAATATCAACTCCAAACTGACCTAACGCTGCTGGTCCGTGAATATTAATCTCGGAAGAATTATTGGCGTACATTCCAGCCATCTTAGACTGATTTGCTAGTCCTGCTGGTCCGAAGACAAATGTACACCCAGAACCTGAACCAAAACAACTAACCTTAGAGTTATTATTTGCTCTAATAGCTCGTCCGTAAGATGGAGCATTGGCAACATTTTCATCTGTTCCACTAACTTCGACAGCAGCGTGAATCAAATCTAATTCAGAACCATCATTAACTGACAGAGCGGGAAGAGTTGATTTATTTTCTCCATTATAGTTGATAACTCCGTGAGCAACTTTAAAGTTAGTATTTCCATACATGGTCGGGATGCTGTTCTTTCTTTCGAATCCGAAAGAACTATTCTTCATCAGATCTATATGCTGTGCATTCCCAGACATGTCTAACTGTTTGCGGTCTTGTTGACCCGCAACCTCAGGTGAGGCAGGGGAATCAAATACAAACGAAGAGTTTCGTGATCTAATGGCTTCTCCACTATGAGCGTCAATGCATAAGTTTTCAAAGACTACCTTAGATCCATCAGCCTCAATACCTTTATCATCACCGTAAACATCAAGTAGCCCCTTGATATCCATATGAGAGTTATTAAGAAGCATTCCATAACCCGTATTCAACTCAGTTCCAACAATACTAGCAAATAAAGGATTAGTAGAGATTGTTCTTTGTAATCCTCCTGATAATTTAGAGTTATCTAACACCCATCCTGCGTAGTTTCTAGATGCCATTACAACGCAATCAACACCAGAACCCCCAATATCCCCAGGACCAGTCGTGTTTAGAGCCAAGGGAAGTGAGCTTACTATAACCTCACTGTTAACAGCGTGGAATCCATAACCTGTTTCAGCCTCTCTAGTAGTTGGGGACGTAAGCTTATAATTTCTATAAGCAGCAGCGGATCTTGATAGAGTTACTTGTGAATTATTAAATTTGAATCCAGCTTTTTTACATCTAGAGGCTACGCAGTTCTCAAGAACAACCTCTGAATTAGTTATTTCAATACCTATTTCTCTTCCAACAGTAGAAGTAGATTCCCCGTCAACAAAGAAGTTTCTAATATAGATGGGACCATCACAGTTCTTAACGCTAATCTTAGAGCAGGTATTGAAATAAGTGTTTCCACCAACAGCCAGCTTCTCGATATTACCTAATTGGGCTCTATACATAGCTAAGGCAGTAGATTGATTGGTTGCACTAACATCAATAGTGTCCCTTGTTAAATCATTAGCATTGAGTATATTCTCATACGGAGCAAAGGAAAATTGATTATCTGTCCCTGTAAGCGGAGAAGCTGATTTAAACGCTACCGTTAGTGGGGCTTTTCTTAAATTATGCCTCGGGTAAAAAACTGAGTTCCCCTGAGCAGCAAGCCTTGCATCTCCTGCTCCACTAAGAACCGTAGTTCCTAAATGAACACACTTCGTAGCAGTAAGAGTTGAACTTAAGTCCAAGGAACTAACTGTAGTCATAAGCGCATGGGACTGATTATATGTTGGTGCAGTTACAATAGCTTGACTGTCCCCAGAAGTATTATAAACTCTAGCAAAGTTGCGGTTAATTATCTCAATCGAACCACCTTCTTCGATTCGGAAATTATGTAGTTCTAAGGGACCAAGATCACCAAAGCTACCAACTTCAACTAAAACAGGAAAGCGCACCACTTTTGGAATAGCGGCAATACAAGAACTAAGGTCAGTAAATACGGTACTGTTAGCGAGAAGTACAGCTTGTCCTTCAGTAGTATTTGCTGCGTCTGCCGAGACAGTGAGGGCAAAGCCTGTTAATGAAGAAGTTGCGAAACCAGCCTGTTCCCAGTTCTCATATGTACGTTCCTCTAGGTCATAAAGAGGCAAGTTATCTTGCTCCCAATTGTAGAAAGAACTAGTATCGTACTTGGACACATAAGGAGTCCAAGCGTTTTGAAGCATTACGCTTCCACTACTGGTGTAAATATCTGTTTCGCTAAAAGGCATTAGAAGTTAAGTGTCCATCTGAAAATGAGACTAAAATCACTAGTCTTTATTATATCACTGAAGGTTCTATAGGCTACAAGGAGGGGTCTGTCTGCGGATATATTACCTGTAGGGTTCTTCATCAACAAGCCAACCTCGTTGATACTCATATCATTACCGCCTCTTTGAATTCCATTACAAGCTTCTTCATCAATAACAAGTGTATATCGAACAGAACTATCTTTAATTCTAGTTCTCTTATTTGCTGGGATTTGAGCGGCGGCTAATGTTGTATAAGTGTTATTTGTTATTTGGTCTTTAACTGCAATAAATAAATTGCTTCCTGCTCCATACTCATCCTCAGTACAAGGACCAGATAACTGATAAATAGCACTAGTAGCTCCTCCAGTAGGGGGACCTGAAACACCAACCTGGAATCTGTCGATCTGATAATCTAAAACACTGTTTGACCCAGACCCAGTAAACATGTAACTTAAACCTACACCCATGCCAGAGACGATAATATTGTGATCATCAAATACAACTTCTTCTTGACCGTCATTATATTGCTTAATGATGGTCAAGTGTCCATTAATACCTAGTTCTTCTGTAAAATTTTTCATAGGAAGTGTAATCTCCACTTAATAGTTAGGTCTGTATGGTTATCGAAGCCAGGAGTAGCTCCATCATCATTTATATAACACAGGTTTTTGCTTAATCCCTTTCTAGCAAACAGTTTATATTTCCTAGGGTTATTTAGTACACTGAACGCAAATGGAGGAGTATTTCCATTTAGAAGAGACTCTTTCATATCAATTGTCCAAAGACCTAAATGATAAATCCCTCCATACAGGTTTACAGTTGCTAAATCTCCCCCTGCTAACATAACGCTATACTCTACTGTGCCTGAGTTAGTTGCATCAATTCCCCCTGAAACGCATAAGCCACTAGCCCCCGAACTCATAGCATATCCTGTAGTGGTTCCTGGACTCCCTGACATTACCATATTAACAAAGCCAGAAACATCCATAGAACTAACTTCATTAAAAAATCCGTATGTCTTATTGCCAACATCCCGCTGAGTGAAATCCTCTCCCAACATAACTCTAGAGGTAGCCCTATCCATATCACCCCCAGTCGAACTTCCTATTGGGAAAGCACCTAACACACTTTGTGCTAGTCCTAAAGAAGATGGATAATATTGAGTAGATCCGTCATATTCAGTAGAGGAGAACACACTCGCCTCCATCATTCCACTTCCAATTGAGGAGGGTAAAAAATTAACATGTTGTCCATTTCCAGGAAAAACACTGCTGACTGCAACATCTACCCCAGACCCCGCAAAAGTAGCAGCGACACTTGTATTGTGTTCCAATACTCTTGAAGTTGGGTTCGGCCATTCAGGGAGTCCTGCATCAGGAATATAGGAGCTACCATCAACTTCATTTTGTATTCCAGTCGTTACAGGACCAGTCCGATATCCTGCGGCGAGAGTCTCAAATTTATCAACAAGATATTCAATTTTACCAGCATTTAGATATTGAGCATTTCTAGTTGATTTATTAAACGCATCTGAACCTGTTCCAAACGATATAGCTTGAATAGTATAATTAGAAGAATCTAGAATAGAGGAGGTTGCGTGGTCTTCAACAGCAGATAGCGAAGGAGATACTGTCATGATCTCGGCTAATAGCTCCCCTGCCCCATCCACTAACATGTTGGGTTCTGTATAAAGGAGTGAGTCTCCTTGCCAAATTTCTACTTCGCCTCTCATTAGTTATCAAACTCCACATTTGTATAGTTTTCGAAATTCGTTACTTTCGTAACCCCAGGAGTCCAATCGGGATGTGTTCTATAATTCAATCTACTACCACCGCTAAGTTCCAAGGTTCCTGAAGTAATTGTTGCATCTCTTGATGCTAAATTAGTAGCGTAAACTCCTGTACCTTGTCCTATCAATCCATTATAGAACTTTAAAATAGTAATAAGTTGATCTTCGTTTAAGTAAAGCTTATCTTCTTTAGCAAAGGGTCGATGAGGGATACCACTTGTCTCGATCCCATACCCCGTTCCAACGGCTGAGTTTTCCCTTTGGGTAAGGTCCTGAAGCTCTATAGAATCAATTAGGAGATACTTATCAGGGTTATCGTTGGGAACAAAGAAGACTTCGACAGTGTAGTTTGTGTCATCTCTGTTGACCTGCTCAGTGATTTTGTAGTCTTTTTCCTCAATTGGAATAACATCAAGATATTCAGAGTTATTATGAATAGTAAAGTTTCTAGTATCAAATTCTATTTCAAAGTTTTCAAAATAATTAGATTTTAGGTTACTTAGAGTTTTGTTATTTATTCCTAACTTAGACAAAGAGTTACCTATACAAACATCATCATTAGGTATGTTAAGTTCAAACTTATACCTGTGACATAAAGAATTTTTAACAATGGGGATGGAAATCCTGCTTTGATCAATAACTTCCCACTTCTGGTTAGGGGTCCAACTCCAAATAATTCCGTCTACGGGTTGAGTATGAATCCATACTCCTAGATAACCCCCTCCTAACACAGGAGAGTTTTCCTCGGCTACTAAAGCTTTAATGTTTAATTTAAACTTATGATCCTTAATGAAGTAGTTTCTTCTAGCCCCGTAAGCTGAAAGATCAAATCTCATCCTCGGAAGAGCCCCTACTGATTTACACTTAATGACTGTATTATTAATTAAAACATTTTCCATGCCTTTGACAGCAGTAGAAGGATCTAATTTAAAAATAGTAAATTGGTTGGTTCTCGGGGCTCCTGATATATCGCAGAACTCAATTCCACTTAGAATCGCTGGGTTTCTCCAATCTGCGTTAAACGCATTCCCTTCTACCCAAGAACCTGACAAGGGAATGACTGCCTCTGCTGGGGTGTATGCGCTGAAGGTGCCGTTGCCATCTTCATTCCAAACATTAGTTATATTAATAGCACTAGCACTATCGACAGTTGGAGCAATCATATTCCCTACAGCAGATCCAGCGATATCAAAATCACAATTAAATAAGCCTTTGCCAAACACTTGAGCAATAATATTGCCTCCAGTTTTAGTAACCTCATTTAACCCAAGAGGATGCTTTGCAAAATATTTACAATAGTCACGGTGAGTTCGTTGAATTCCAGAACCAAATTTAAAGTTCTCATAATCAGCAAAGGAGTTTAAAACAAACCCATCTGCAATAGAAATATTTGCCAAACTAGTTATAGGCTCCTTCCAATAACTGTCAGAAATCATACTGGGGGTCGGGATAGGGGTTGGTGAAGGCATAATTACATTAGCTTCTACATACTCACCTTTAACTATCTGAGTACCCCAAATATGGAAGTTTCTTTTGGTAACTGGAGTCCAAGGATCAGGGACACAATCAAAATCCATAATTATAAAATCGCAAAAAGGATTTCTCTTTATTTTAACTTTAAGTTCATACCAGTCCAGAGTGGCGGTTCCAGAAGGCATCTTAGTAAATGAAACTTGTGAGTCTCCAAAAAGAGCGTAAAAGTCGGAAGGTTTATGGGGGGATTCCGGCGGTATCGTGTATGTGCCCGTGTCTAGTCTTATGTCTAGCCAGATGCCCGTGGACTCACCTATAGGATCTTTATCATCTTTGCCCTCGTCATCATAATCCCAGTCTATTACACGGCAACGTACCCTTACTTCATCATCTGCCGCCGCTGTCCCATCTCCCAAAGCCATACAAGTTCTAAATGTGTAATAATCGTCATTATTATCAACCTGATTCTCCTCGGGGGTCAACCCACCGTCTGGGGCGCTTCCTGGTATGTCAGTTTGAATAACTCCGAACGAGCGGGGGAAATATACTTCAATTAAATCCCCTGTAGTTGTACCATCGGGAGCGATAGCATTATTGAGGGTCCCTGTAGCCTTGTCGTTCGGGTAATGATACCAAGAATACCCACTAATACTTAGAGATTCGATTAGAATGTTATCTTTCTCATCTGCTAAGTACTGACTTACGGTTGGTATTGCGGAATAAGTATTTACTTCTTCTCCTGCCTTACTAAATGTAATCCCAGCATTATGTCTAGCCTTCGCCTCATAAAGTTCATGCATAACCCCGTAAATCTTCGGAGTTTGCCCTCTATCAACATATCTCGCTGTAGCAGAAGATACCTCTAGTCTCTTATTATTTGAACCTAACGTATGTAAACCCCTATAAGGGAATGTCGCGCTTGTATCAATTCCAGAGAAGGTATTTGTAGAGTTTAACTTCTCACAGTCCTCCCAAACTCCTGTAGGATCAACGGGGTCGCAGACAGGGTGGAACTTTCCAGCAGACGCAACGTAACCGAGTGTAAGCTCTCCAAGAGAAGAGACGAAGGATGGCTCAAACGTCGAGGGATCGTAGCTTACAGGGCCGTTGAAGCCCGTCCTGTCGTAGTATCCCTCAAGGGGTAGGAGGTACTTGAGATTTCGCCTTCTCAAAGCTCTTCGTGGGACGGATCCCAAGTCTACAACAGCATTTACTCCACTTAATAGGCTGTCAGTGATCTGATCAGCGTGAGGGCGTTTGAAAGTGTTAGACCCATTTCGACCTGCACTAGAATCTAGGTTCGCATCACCTCCCCCACTATCAAAGCACATGGCTGCGCCACTCCACTCAAAGTTGCCTAAAACAGAAGCAGAAGTATACAAAGCCCTTGTATCATCTTTATCTAACCCTAAGTAAGAAAAAGGGCTACCTGAAATATCGAATATCGGCTCAGAGGCACTCCCTGTAAGGTTTACCCTAGTAATCGCATGTCCAGGAGCAAACTCTCTAATCACCCTAGATGCTTCAAAAAGTGCATACTTGCCATCACCCTCTAAAGTAGTTTTTGAAAAATCAAAATCAGTATCTTTAAAGTTAATAAATAGGTGAGAAGATTTTCCATTCCATAGGTTTAGAAGGTTCTTCTCATAATCTGAGGTACTAAGCATCACATCATTAAAGTTCGGGGGAACTTGGACCGAGCTAAACAACATTAGCATCTCGTTTAAAGATCCTAAATCTGTTTCATCTGTGACTGCGCCACTAAGAATGTACTCACCTACCTCGTCTGCAAAACTATCCTTTACATTAAAACACTTTAGCCTCTCTACTAAAAAGGATACCATGTCTGCGGTGACAGTGCAGTCTCTATAATATCTAACCGTGTCAAAAGGGGGGACAGGATAGTTAACTTTTTCCCTATAACTAAATAAGAAGTTTAAATCTCCTGTGGGTTTCAAGTATACAGGTCTGCTACCGTCAGTAGGGGGTTCTAACCCTGCCATATACACCCCCCAACCTAAAGGTCCTAACCCTGTCGCGGCCTCGAATGCTAAACTTTCTCCAAATAGTTTAGCATCCTGCTTTCTAGCCAGATACCCATTACTATCCTCTGTATCAAAATGAAAAGGCTTCATTTGAGGATCACCAATAATAGTATAAGTATCTTCTTCACACCCACGAATATCTAAATTTTTAAGAGTAGGGGGATTAAATTTTTGCCCATGAAAAGTGAAGTTTTCAGGGAAAGCTTTGTATAGATCAAAGAGGATAGAGTCTACAACCATCTTTAAATTTTCTTCTAAGCTACTAGTGCTATAAGAATATACTCCAGCTTCTTCTGCCCTACCAAGGGTCCAAGTAGTTAAGTCTTTAAACTCTGGGGATTCGGTTCCTAGAGCGTACCAAATAAGGAAAGGAAGATATGATTCCCAAAGCTCTTCAACTTTCCCCGATAAATCAAATACTGAGTCGGTAATTAAAGCATTTATTGCTACTTGGATCGAGCGTAGAGTGCCTTTGGATTTGTATAGGTCCATAGCTATGCGAAGCTGATGTCTCCACTTAGACGCTGAATTCCCTCTGAGCTTAAATCCGATTAAGTCTGCAATGTAGATTAAATGTTCAGCTTTGACGTTTTCAATGTCATAAATTAACTCAATGTTCTCTATCTGATCACTTATATCAGCGGTACTGTATCCTAATAAATTTAAGAACTTTCTGTATGGACCTTTTGGGGATCTATTATCTAATTGTATATTGGCATCTATGTAGCTAGTAAATGCATCTTTAACAGTGTAGTCTTGCTCGTCTATGTATAAGGGAGAATACACAACATCCACTAAGGTTTGCAGAGCCTCCAGTTTCTGGGTTCCACTTGTGTAGGTGGGTAATACTCCCGAACTGGAATCTACAATACCGTCCGCTACTCCTGAAACAAAATCAGCAGGAATATAGGAACCAAAAGAGCAAGTCTCGTTATTTCTCCACAAGTACTCTACTAAACCTTTAATACCATCAATAGTCTCTAAGGAATTACCTAGAAAAAGACTATTTAAAGAATCTAAAACAAAACTTGAAGGGGAGTAGCTTAATCCTCCATCGGCAGAAGTATTTAAGAAATACATCCATCCCAAAGCATCAACTAAGTAATTATGAACACTACTAGGATCAGTGCTATTAGTTAAAGAGGATAATGTAGTGATGTTAGCGTTTAGCTGATTCTGAACTCCCGCAGCGGGAATTATCATAGGAAGGAGGGTTCCTGATAGGTAGGTATTAAATTCTGCGCTTGTATCGAAATTGGCTAAGGTCGAACTTAAAGGAAGTAGGATCTTGCTTTCGAAATCAAAAGGACTGATATTTGTCAGTCTGTTTTGTTTTACGAAGTACTGAGCGATTCCCGTTATACTATTTAAAGTACTCGTTTGGGTATTTTGAACAGCGGATAAGGGGATCACCGTACTGATGTTATTTGCAACATTCAGGTGAGAGTTAATGACCTGAGATAAGGGGTTTACCTCAGTACCACTAAGTTTCAAATCCTCCGTCTGATATATTTCAGGAGTAATAATCTCAATAAGTTCTACAAGATTTGTCTTGGAGTACTTTCTAGGATTAGGAGAATATTTATTATCGGCCATTACTCTAGTAATTCTACATTAATTGTTAAATTATTCAACTGAATAATCTCATTGAAATCTAACGTAACATCTTGTTTTACATTATCAATAGTAGAATATCGAATTTCTTCAACTTCGAAGATCTGTCTATTTATTTCTGCTACGCTAAAGGCTTCACCAAAGGTTCTATTATCAACATTCATATAGGTTAGGATCTTGTCCCTTACCTTGGCTTGGATTTGAGCTTGGTTTTCTTCGTCTGCTTGATCAATTCTAATCGTTGTAACTAAGTCTAAAGTTCTAATTAAACCATCAACGATAACAACATCGTCGGTAGCCATCTTTTTCTTACTAATAGCAGTTAGTAATTCAGTCTTAAAGTTAGAGGTAGCTCTTTGAAGTTGGTAATCCGAAGCTTTTTCTAGGACATAAATGTCAATAACATTGGCAGAGGAATAAGCTTGACGGACAGCGGCGTTAGCCTTGCCTACCGTCCCAAACGTACTAATGAATGTATTGGCAAATACTGCGTAATCTTCTAAGGTTACTAACCTATCTTGTCGCCTGAATTCTAATGGGGCATACTTCTTAGCATGATCCACAGTCTCCGCATTAGCTCCACCCGTTGCTTTTGAATTATTTGTAATAGATACCGTCTGATCGAGCACTCCATTAATCTTTGCGTTGATACTTGTATTAATGGAGTTCTTTTCTATGTTTCCTCGGGATCCCCCACCAATTCTATAAAATACGGTATAAGAGGCTGTATCTTCTGGGGAGATACCAACACTTCCATCACCAAAAACAATGGTTCCGTTATAATCATCATCGTAAACCATTTCAAATATTTTATCAGACGATCCAGAGGCGAAGTAAATATTTGGGACTTCCGTATAAGCACCTTTCATAGAACTGAGATCGGCAGTAATATAAACCTGAACACTTCCCTCTACAATGGGTCCTTGTGTTAAGTTTATGGTTTTAACAGCTTCTGTCGCTGCAAAGCTACCTGTATCCTTAACGAGAGCCCCTTCCTGTAGAACTAGATTTTCAAATACTTTTTTATCCGCACCTAAAGCTTCAGAGGGCTCAAATCTAAGATCACCAGTAGTGTTAACTGTGTCTACTAACCCATTAACAACCTTATATAAAGTAAAGGTAAGCGCTCCTCCGTCTTGAGGGGAGACAGTCTCTATAACACGGTCAGCAGCAGCAATTGTCATATTTCCTGTACCTGTAACTGAAAGTTCTGTTGTAGCCTTTGCATCTGCTGCTGAGGATAAGGGGCCTTTCATGCTAATGCCAATTAGTTGCAAAAGCTTTTTAACACTAGATCTTTGGTTAGCCGTAACCAAGAAGTTCTCATTAGCAAGCATGTCTGCTTTCATGGACATAACAGAACCCATGTAAGCTATAAGGTCAATAAACATCATACCTAGATCAGATTCAACAAAATACTGATAATCTAAAGGATAGACAGCTTTGGAATAATCAATCAAAGAATCTCTTAAAGTTAAGAAATCCGTTGCAGCAAAATTAACAAGCGAAGGTCTTTTGTTAACAGGTATGTTTGCTAACTTCATAAAGTCCGATGCTATAGTTCCTGAAAAGTTCATGATATGTTTACCTCAACATCAAAAATTTTTAAATCGTCAGTATCCAACACTAAAGATAGAACTACCTTTAAAGAGTTTCCCCCTGACGGTCCCAATGGTCCCATAGGGAAAACGGATAATTTGACTACATCAGCACCTCGAATATATTTTTCAAAGGAGTATAAAATTTCTCTTTTGATACTCTCAAAGGTAGTCTCAGTTAAGGGTTGAAATAAATACTTACGAAGGTTGCATCCGAAGTTTGGAAGCATAATACGCTCACCTCTTTCCGTCAAAAGTAATTGGCGAACCGCATCCTTAATCATATTAACGCCTGTTTTCCTTGAAAAAATCCCCCCGTCAGGAGATGACCCTAAAGGGAATCCCAAACCAAAAACTTCTCTTCTCTTAGAAGTAGGTCCTTCAGTTATGTATCTAGGAGATTTTCTTCCGTATACAGTTACAGTTTGATTAGCAGCCATTAGATCTTAATATTTTTGAAGAAACCTTGTTGAGCTTTGTAGTTTTTCAAGACCTCTCCATTATCTAGGGGTCTAGAGTAAAACTTTAGGCTACCAACATGTCCACGAAGCCCACTTGTAATACCGCCTCGATCTCCACCCATGAAGTTGCCATTTTTATACATACCATCCGTATAACCTCCCCCCACAATCCAAGGGCTATAGAAAGTGTTTAATAAGGGACCTTGTTTTAGGATATCAGGACCATCGACAGTATCGGTCGAGTATTCGAAGCTATTGGCTTTCTTGAAGTTAGGTAAGTTAGGGGGAACTCCTTCCTGCGATCCAAACACTGCGGTTACAGAAGAGGTTGCCACAAGGGATCCATCTGCAAACATTTTGATAACATTGTTAACGGGATCACACGATATGTCGATTAAAACGAATTGTGATGACACGTTTCCGAAATCTGTCGCTGAAAGGTCTACTTTCATCTTATGGAACGAGGGATAACGCTGGCAATCATCACTATTAATCCAAGAAGCCGATGATGCATCTCTAGATTGCGTAGGGGCTATGAAAAAACTCAATGATGATACTGGATCATTATCATGATTACTGTTACTATATCCTGATAAACCTAATCCATATCCTGCCTCTGTAATTCTCCTATCTCTAGTAAAGCCGCAAACCATACCTCTCACAAACTCATCCCCTTTATCATTTCTTAGATAATCTAAATCTTTCTCAGGGGCAAGAGGGCAAGGACCAGAAACATCGGATTTACCTACATTTTCACTAGCTAAAAGAACCTTCGTTAATGAAGAAGCTGTAGCACTTAACCATCCCACACCTCCGTCCATGATATTAGGAACATGAGCCCAACATTCTAATGTAAATCCTGTAGACGAGTAAGTTAGGTTCTGATATTCTTTAGTGTCAGGAAGCTTGACATACGATCCTAACGCAGAAGCAGCTAAAGGATCACTAGATTTATTTTGAACAATTCCACCTAAGTAAGGAATTCCTAAACCAGAAACAAATATGTCCTTTTTAGAAGCTCCCACCATTTGGGCGTTATTATACATATTCTCTGTAGCGCAATTTGTTACTGGGAAGGATAGCGACGAAGGAAGCTCTAACTTAGTTTCTAAGAAGTTGTAAATTGCAAACAAACCATCATAAACCACTTGGTCATTTAAAGATAATACCGTACCTGCTTGAGTAGAGGATGGGGAGTATAAGATACTACCTTTTCCAACCGTAGGAACCCTTAACTGATCAAAAGTTAACGAGGGAGGTTTAGCACTCGTTCCTGCAAACTTAGCGTCGATAGGTAACACTATACCTACAACATCAGCTTGATTAAATATCAAAGCATTCTGTTTTTCTAAATCTACTTCTAAGTTATAGTCCGCTAGGTAAGAGAAATCATTGATAGGGATTTCCCCTGGGGAGAACTTAGGTTGGGTTTCCTCTCCGTAAATCTGAGGAGCCTTAACAGCAACCTCAATCTGTTTCTTTCTCCTGTTAATTTTACTATTATGATTAGCAATATCAGAGATAATTAAATTTCTTTGATTTGTTACAATCGAGGAATCTTCTCCAAACTCAGCAATAAATGAAGTTAAATCTGAAGATAAATCATATACATTTTTATCCCTTTGTTGCTTTAAGACAGAGAGGAAGTGGTCTTCGTTATAGTAATGCTGGAGTCCTATACTATCATCAATTCGGGTAGGATCAAAAATATTATCGGAGAACTTGTTTAAAGATTCAATAGAGATAGCTTGGCCCTTACCACCTAAGTTAGGATCATAATCATACTTCCACTTATCCCCAATAGGTACAATCCCAGAGATAGCCAAGAACACAGGATCTAATCCTCCTGTTTGGGAGTCGTAATACAAGCCATCGGACGTTAACACATACTGTCCCGCAGCAGTCTCAGGGGGTCCGTAAGTTAGTCGGAACACTTCTTTTTCATCTGCCCCCACGGATGGGTCTGTGGGAGAGCATCTCTTAAAAGTAGTATTCTCTAAGAACGGATCTAATTCAGAAGAATTTAACAAACAGGGTTCCAGCGAAGGATCTAATTCTCTGGCTCTAAGAATATTATTAATTTCAATAATAGTAGCATTACACTTCTTTACAAAATCATTAGCTTGTTTTAGTTTAGTAGAATCTCCTGCATAAGTGGCTTGAAAAAGCTCTTCCTGTTCAGAGGGAGAAAGTTTAGCCTTCTCTGATGAAGAATTTCCCGATTGGAATTTTTGCATAGTGCTAAACTTATCTAAACAATCGGTTATGGAGTCTATCTGGTCTGTAATATTGTTATAGTTTTCATAAATTTGAGCGCCGAAAGATACTGCGTATTGAAAAGCCCCTAGTATACCAGCAAGATCGTTATTAGCCTCTGTATCATCATTATCAATTCCCTGCCAGGAAGTGTCAGACATAAATTTAAAAACTCCATTTTCCGTATCAAACTCAATAATGCCTGTGCCAAGTGAAAGCTTTTTAAGTACTTCCTTGGTTATTTCATTTGCCTTAGCTTTACCTTGGGAAATGTTGGATTGAATTCCAGTCAGTAAAGAACTGGGGAGTAGGTTGAGAGCCCCCGCTGCCATGTTTAACATACAGCTAGGCACTCCAAAGGACATACCCAAAGCCTGAACAGCACCAGTACCTGTTTTCCCTTGAACCTTTAAAAATGTGTCTAAATCAAATGATGCCATAATTGCCTCTTAGTATGTAGTTATCCCATCGTTTCCATAGTAACTTTCTGTATTTCCGATATTTGGATCCGCGAATTCGGCTCCATCCTCATTTAATCGAATTTCATTACCGTCTGCGTATACAGTTTCCCCACTTCTCAAGCTTAGGTCCTGGTCTGAATGAAGATTAATTGTCCCTCCTGCCTTCATATTAATATCGCGGGTAGCATTAATCCCTATAAACTCTGCTGAAATGTCTAACTTACCCTTTGTCTTAATACGGATAGCCCCACCTTCCCCATTAGTTTGAATTTCAATCACCTGGTTATTTCCACTTTCATTAAGACATTCAATAAATATTCTTCCTTCATCAGCTTTGGTAAATATATTAACATCTTTTTTATAACTTTGAATATTAACATTACCACACGGACCTCCTGCATCTCCCCAATCCTCTCCATGCCCCTTATTGAGTAGCTGAAGTTCTCTACCTCCTTCTCCAACTAAGATATCGGTTTGTGATCCGGTGTTGAGATATTTTTGGGGTCCTAGCGTCTGTATTTGGACTGCTGAGTCTGGAATATCCCCGCGTTCGGGGGAATTGGACACAGTAATCTTCGAATTGTTTCCTGAATCAATAGTAATGGCATCAACTGCGGGACTGTCGTCCAAAGTAATTCTTTTATTCGTCGATGATTTAATTTCAACATTACTAGTTATAAACCCTGTACTATCTTCGCCTGAGTTACCTTCGTCGGTAATAATCACTCCTGCGTCATGCGCGTTTTTGAATGTCGATTGCGCGGGAGTACCTGTGGCACGGTACATCTTAGGGAGGATCCGCTCTAAAGGTGAACAATGATCCTTTATTTTCTCACCCTCTACTTGATTTCGTTCTTTGTCAAAGGTAGTTCCTAAGTAATACCAGCCTGACGTAGATCCACTAGGTTTACATACTAAAATAGTAGTCCCTACTGAGGGTATAGCCACAAATCCTCCTTCCCCCAGCGTACCATAAGGACTTACATAATTAATAGATATTTCTGAATTACCTTCATGGTGAACCATAGCTGTAAAAGAGCCATTCCTGGTTGGGTCAACTACGCTCCTTACTTCGGCTAGTGATATTATTTGCTCACTCATCATTATCCTCCTCTTTCTTGGTACTGGTATTTATTATAGTCTTTGCTAAACTGAATCTCGATTCAGATTTAGAAGGGCTAATTATGTGGGTAAATCCTAATATTTTGTATTGTCCACTAAAGAATTTATTCATTAAGGTTCTGTCTGGTTTATGTGTTTGAGAAATGTTATTGTCCTGAGCAAATAACAAACAAGGTGATTGTATATCCCAAGTGTTTGATAAGTAAAAAGATGGAAGAGTAGTAATTTCCAACATAAGAGCTTTTTGGTACATTTGTACAGCCATATCGTTCAAAAGAGATTGAGGATTCCCGTCTGCAAATTGACCAACTTCAATAACTTTTCCCCCTTCAAAGTTGTTACCTTTTTCAATCTCTTGTAACATAGAGTTTATAAAATTCGCCTCGTCCCCTGGATTGATATCGGTTATTTCTTTTTTCAGGTCTGGACTTAAACGCCTTGCGATAGCGTTAGCTGCTTCTTGTCTTTCCTCATCCCCTTGACTTGTAGCTAGGTTATTTTTGAGGGCGTAAGCTGCGGCTCCTCCTTGAGTTCTAATAGGAAAAGAACCTATTCCTACTGGTAATACACCTTCTGTCACAAGCGCGGCTCTATTACTTACTACTTTTTGAAACCCGTTAAGTATCTGCTGTAAATATATTGGTCCAAACTTAGATTTTATATCTGTAACATTTGGATTTGAAGTATTAAACCTAAAGACACTAATCCCTTCCTCTTCTATAAAAGTAGTATATGCATCTTTAAGCTCTTCCTCATAAGAAAACTCATCGGGCATGTCTGAAATATTCCCAAACCCTGCTGATCCTTTATTAGGAAAAATCGTTAACTCCCTTATGCCTCGTCGATAATCTTCGTCAAGTAATATTGAATCTAGAGGGTGGATAGGTAGTGCTAATAAAGAATCTATGTGCTTATCTTTGGAAGCTTGGTTTAACCCAGTCTCTAAGCCTGAAGTATCAAATTTTATTATTCCCTTTGCTCCTAATATTTTACTTGCTATCTCTTGACCTTTAAACCCAGCAGCCTCTAGTTTAAGTTTACTTTCTTTCTCTTGAGCTTTTTTTGCGCTCTTTTTAGCATATAAATAACTACGGATAAGATTTTGATCTCCAACAATAATTGCTTCTTTATTAGTTTTAAACGTATTATATCCCCCAAAAGTAGGATACTTATTTAATTTCGAATCACTCCAATAGTCTAAAACTTTTGTATCCGTTTCATTAAAAACAGTATACTGTATTTGATAATCTTCTTTTGAATTCTCTAAAATTCTATCAATTACATATGTAATAGCTTCATTATGTTTAGGTATTCCTTTATTCGTGGCGATATTTAGGACAGCAAAAAACTGATGATCTTTATACCTTTTTTCATACTGTACTTTTGGGGGCGCTCCATACCCACGACGGTACGCGAGTTCGTCGCTTGAAATAGTCTTGTTCGAGTCCACCGGAGGCACAACTAAGTCTAAACCTAATCCGTTAAGAAACTCCCTGAGAAATAATTCCTTTTCCCCAATCTTAGTTTCTTTATTCATAAATTCAAGCCTTGCTTTTAATTCTGGGTCAGAACAATCCCTATATTTGTCAATACTATTTACATAATTTCTACAAATAACATTAAGATTTGGCAATAAAACAATAACATTTTTATTATTTGTTGCTTTTTGGATGTAATTTCTTAAAGCATCTACTACTATTGAATGAAGGTCAAAATCTCCCAAACGGCTTACTAGTGAATTATTACCTAACTTTTTAAAAGAATCTTTTATTGAAGCATCTTGATCATCGCCATAGTTTCCCAACTGAGAGTAAGGGGCAAGGTCCGTAGGATTATACGCAGATGTTCCAGCTAAAAGATTAAGAAATTTTATTTCCTTGGATTCCCCTATAACCCGCATCGTCATTCCAGCTAAATCTAAATCCACCTCTTCATTGTACGCACCTCGTCGTTGACTGGTTTGTATTGGGTCGGGAGTGGGTTGGAGTACAAGGCTAATTTTCCTAGCACCTTTTAAATCAATAGTAGCATTCACTAAATTAACTCTATGCGGACCAGACCATAGATCTAAATTATTTCCAGACCCGTATGCAACATATATAATTTTGTTTGCTATTGTTTTTTGGTACTTAGTTTTGAACTCATCAAAAAACTGATCATCATATAAAGATCTGGAGTTTTCCATATCCTTTCGAATCTTTTTCAAAAGCTGTCCAGTAGCTTCGGGAGGACCACCGCCATTCTGACTGGCATACTCATCATCGTTATAAGCGAATCCTGCAATGTTACTTATAATATTGTCACTTGCGAAACGCTTTTCTAACTCACCTTTAGGATCAATAAGAGTTAGTTCCATTATGGATCCTTTGCTCATTCCAAAAGTATGAGTAAAGGATATAAAGTTGGGATTTGATTGGCTATCAAAAAGAAGCGCATCCCCCTCTGCCCCCGAAACAGTTAAACCTTGAATTAAATTTTTATATGTAGCTCCCGCTGTAAAGAGCCTATCCATAACCTCTTTATTAAATCCAATTATTATATTAGCTGTCGGGACTCTCATGTAATCTTAGGGATTAAAATCTTATCGTTTAGATTAAACCCTTCATTTGGATCAGAAATACTATTAACCAGCATAAGGAGCCACCAGTTCTTAGGTGTTCCATAGAAAATATTTGATATTAAATCAGGACGATGTTCATAGCCGTTAGGAACATACCCTACTTCGTACTCATACGCTGAATCCAAATTAGAAAGAATTGAGTCAAATTGAGGTGTGTTTAGTGTAGTTGTAGTAATTACATTTCTATGAGATACCTCATTTACACCTAAACTATAAGGTCCTCTCTTTTTTCCTAATGATTTCATGATAAGTAGAGTCCTCCAGAGCCTGGGTCCATACTGCGTGTATCTCCATTCACTACAGCTTCCCACCCAGCAAGGTTATCCTGTTGGGTAATACTTTTTGTATTAAATTTCCCAAAGTCCCCAGTTCTAATTTCTTCTAAATTCATAGTTATGTTAAGTTGGCGAGGGAGGAGTGTATTTATATCATACCCTGCTGCTTCATTATAGCTTATTGAATAGTCTGTGCAAATGCAAGGAATGTCTTGATAGAGAATACCATGACGTAAACGAATAGTTGGTGGTCCATAAATTGGATTATCCGCATTGTTAACTACACTAGATCTAATTATATTTGTCCAATAAATTATTAGATCAATAATGCGATACTGTAGTTGCGTATTCTCATTATTTTTCAGATCCTCTTCTGCTTTCTGTTCGGCCTTATCTTGATTAGCTTGTCCTTCTGTTATTTGAACCTCTGCTGCCCCTTTTCCTGCCAAAGTATTTGCGCCAATGGCAAGCCCACCAGCTATACCGTACTTTTTAAGTAGGTTTCCATTCTGGATAGTATCCATTGCTCCCGTAATCTGATCATTTAATAAAACTTGTTTTGCACTTGCAAAAGCTAACTCTTTAGTATAGTGAGTACCTAACTTAAATGCCATCCCATTTACTGCATCATTTGCTTTGTAAGGTTTTCTAAATTT